GTAATGTTAAGTAAGTTTTCCCATGTTTCAGGATTAATTTCACACACATCAAAATCCATATCATTAGGATGCATTGTAAAATCAGAAAACAAATCATCTTCAATTGGAAACAAAGGACTACTGGACATCTCACTTAGAGAATTCAGTTTCTGGTCACGCATGTACTCATCAATACGTTCAAAGTTACCAAAGTAATCTTCATATACTTTAGCACAATGTAACGCTTCTTCTTTAGTTAATTTCATACTTTAAAACTACCAAAATCTTTCTTCTCTCTCATACCAAATGAGTTGAGTGGTTTATCTTCAATTTGACCAGCATCAGCAATATAACCCTGCTCAGATTGAGATACATCATACAGTTTCATCTTAGCTCTGTCAATGCCAAGAGTGAATCTTTTAAATGTTGTTGGATCATTATATCTATTCTTCAATTGTTTGACCATGATTTGTCCAACAGATTCTAGTTCTTCGGATGAAATCAAAGCAAACATCAAGTCAGCTGTCGCAGGCAAACCAAAAGACTCACTTGTATCTTCGAGTCCGGGGTCGGAAGAGGAATATCCTGTCCTTGTGGTTTGAGTTGCAGAGACAATGGGGACTCCGAATTCAACGGCCAGACCTCGCAATTCTTCTGCAATTGCTTTAACATAGGTATAGGAATTAACGTTGGCTCCTGCTTTGATTCTGGCGGAGCAACAAATATTGAGATAATCAATAAAAATAATATCTGGCACAAAAGACTTTTTAAGGTTGAGTTCATTTAATAGTGTCCTGAAGTGTATAGATGATGCTGATGCGGTAGGATACTCTTTGATGATTAACTTACCAGTTGTCTTTTCACGTAGTCTAGATATCTTCTTATTAAACATCTCTCTTGGTAATTCGACCAGAGAATCAACGGTCACATCAAGTAGATTTGCATCTATCCTTTCAGCGATACGTTCTTCAGCCATTTCCATAGTGATATAGAGTACGTTCTTGCCTTGAGACATACACCCAGCAGCAACGTGACACATAAAGAGAGACTTACCCACACCAGTCCCTGCCAATGCAATGTTAAGTGTCTTGGCAGGAAGACCACCCTTGGTGATTTTGTTGAAGAATTCAAGGTCGAATGGGATTCGTTCTTCTTTTCTGTGGTAGAATTCATATCGTTCATCGGAGTTTTCTAAGTAATCGTGACCAACCGAGTTATCAAAACTTACCGCCAAGGCGTCCGATAGTATCTTGGGAATCGAACCTTTGTCTTGGGTTTTGTCTTTCCCTTCGAGTATAGAAATAGACCCCAATACTGCATTGTATATTGCCTTCTCTTGTACGAATTCTTCTGACTTATCAACAAGCCATTGAATCTTGGATTCTTCTCCGCTAGCCAAAACAATTTCTTTAAGATAAGCTTCCGACTTTTCCACTTCATCATTTGTGAGATTTCGTTTCTCTTTGATGGCCAATGCAATTGCTTCAATCGATGGTGAAGAATTGTAAGTGCTTGTAAATGATAATATTTCATTGAATATTAATCTTTCAGTTCTGTCGGTAAAATACTCATCTTTTAGGAAAGGTAATACTTTGCGGATGTATTCATCATTATAAATCAGGTTCTTTAATATCGTCTGCTCTAGTTTCATCAATTATATCCTGTTCCATGTTGGAAGTCATTATCTCTACCAATAAATCACCAATGTAGTTCTTAAAGTCGGAATTCTTTTCTAACTTCTTTGGCTTATCGACTGGTGATTCTAACACATCATATGCAAAAAGTAAATGAGCTCCATCAGGTTCTTCTTTAATTTTTACCTTGCCATATTTGAAAATGGTATCTTTGTATGGTCCAGTTAAAAATTTAATATTAACAACCGTTTCCTCATCTTTAGGATAGATGAAACAGTAATCTGTTCCTTCTATCATTTTTTATTCCTCAGTTTGCATGATTGAGCCATTACTAATGGAATACTTGTTTGTGATATATTCGTGGAATGTAATGTCATTCAAAATTGATTCCCAAAATTCATAACTATCAGTATCTTTCTCACGGTACTTTTTGTCCTCGACTTCACCGGTTTCGGTATTTACTTTTGAATACCAACCATTGCTAGGTTTAACCACATGTTTGGATTCGACTGCAATATCAAGTAAACCAGACCACTTGCTAATACCACCGTCATGCAACACAGTGATAGGAATTTTAGATTTTTCTTTAACATAACGAGACTTTTCTACATTGATAATGAAGTTATAACCAACAACTTCTGAACCTTCTTTTTCTTGTTGACGACCAAGAATAAAGATGTTGTCAGCTGAGTAATAAGAACCTGTACCACCACCAACGATATCTTTAGGAAACATTCCAATTTCTTTGTAAGTATGATTAACTACAATCATTGGAATATCTTTCATTGACAGATGTGGTGTAACCATTCTGAATAATGATTTAACTGCTTTGGCTCTTGTCATATCAGCCACAGTTTTGCCTTCTAATGCATCATCAACTTCTTTCTTTGACGCAAGATTACCAATAGAATCAACAACAATAATGAGATGGTCATCACGTTCAACATTGGTTAATTGTTGCATGATATCGGATTTTAACTGCTCAATATCAGTAAGCGGAGTATGAAGCACCCTATCAGGGTCAATACCAAAAGAGTCAAAATAGGATTGAGGAGTACCAAACTCAGAATCATAAAAAAGTAAAGCAGCGTCTTCATATTTGTCCATATAAGATTTAGCCATCAACAAAGAGAAAGCAGTCTTAAAGTGTTTTGATGGACCTGCCCACATTGTAAGACCTGGTGTTAAACCGCCATTTAGTGAACCAGATAGAGCAACGTTAATCATTGGGATTGCCGTTGGAATCATATCTTTATCATTAAAGAATTTTGATTTTGATAATATAGCAGATTCTTTAATACTGCTGTTCTTTTTAATTTTGTCAAGAATACTCATATTGTTCCTTTATTAACTGAAGAAATCTTCCAAAGAATTCACTTTTTCAACTTTCCACTTCATACAATCCAAGATAACCTTGATTGGATCAAGGAATGCTTTTTCGAATTGTAAATCATAATCAACATATTTGTCAAGCCCAAATTCTTTTGGTAAGCGAGATGGATAAGAAATCACGGTATCTTTAAAGTGATTTGGTAACTTTAGATATGTGAATTTAATCTTCTCGCCTTCTTGAATCAATGGATACTTTTTAGTAAGGTCCAAGGCTTTGAGATTATTGTTGTAGAGAATTGCACCTTTAACGTGAATTGGTGTACCTTTTTTATATAGTGTGACTGGATCGGAGTATGTAGCCAATCCATTTAGACCACGAGGGAAAGAGATGTCTTCTGGTGGCAGATTATTGAAATCACTTCTAAATTTTGCAATAAAGTCCTGAATATCTTCTTCTGTACCAGTCATCATTAGTTTGATGGCTTCTTTCATCTTATCACGGATTGCCGATGGTGTAGATGATTTAATCACCTCAAGGCCCATCACTTTCATTTGTGGTTCGTTATACTGCACACCTTCATTGTTATATACATTTAGAATGTAACGTTTCTTGGCAGTCCAAACACCTTTGTCGGACAATGCCTCACGTTTCATTTGCATCTTTTGAGAATACGCTCTAACATATTCAGCCAACTCTTTATAACTCTTATCAATAAATGGTTGAATCTTATCCTCACAGACCTTATCCATAAAGGTGATGACTTTGTTCGTATCACCAAGTTTGTCACCCATAAATCGTGATACAAGTTCCTCAAGACGGAGATATATAGAGTCAGTATCGCTCGCAATAACGTAGTCAACATTTTTACTTTCCAATAATTTGTTCATATAACCGTTAATTTTACTTTCTATGTATTTTATAGAAAGTTGACCTGCAGTAGTAACGCCAAGAGCCATCCGCAAATCATAGAAACGAAAGTATTGAGAACCCAAAGCACCATATGCCGAGTTGAGTGAAACTTTTTTTGCTAGTTGTAGGTTGTTATAGCGAGCAATTCTCTTTTCAATCTCATACTTCTTTGAATCATCTCTTTCATTCTCATACTCCTGCTTCGCTTTGAGATATAATTTCTTGAACTTCTTTCTGTCTTCATACATTTCTTCCATCATAGCAGGTAAGAAACCTTGTTTATCTGTACGAAAGAATTGTCCGTTAGGAGTTATAGTGCAATCAACTATATTTGACGTATTGACTTGTTTAAGCAGCAATTTATCAACGCTTACACCTTGTGATATCACTTCACGCATTTCATCAGTGTAGTTCTCCGGTTCAATTAGAGTCTCAGGACTAATATTGTACTGCATCATCAAGTGAGGATACAAACTGTTCAAGTCAAACGATGCCACCCAATTGTGTAGGCCAACTTGTGGTTCTTTCACATATGCACCTTCAAAAGCCGCATCTTTGTCTTTAACAATTCTTGGTGGTACAATGATATCTTTGTTTAGGAGATAAGAATATGTCAGAGCGTCCCACATCCTAGTTTGTGCAAACACATCATCATAATTGGATTTGGTATCATACGCCAAAGTCAAAGCCAATTCAAACAACTTCAACTTGTCTTCTAGTTTGATAATCAATGCAACGTCTTTAATGTTGTATTCAATAAACTTTTGGAAGTTCAATCGATACAAAGCATGTAGGTTATCAAACTCATCATAAGAGATTTTACCTTCACCCAACTCAACTTGTGCAATGGCATCCAAACGATATGATTCTTGTGACTTACCGCCAGGAGCATACCATTTGTATAGTTCAATGTAATCTAGATGACCGATACCAACAACATCATATGCAATCAATTGTTTGCCATTAATCATTGTCTTGCGTTCAAAAATATAACCCCAAGGAGATAACTTTTTGGTATCTTTCTCACCAAGAATTTTACGGAAACGATTGATGAGATACGGAATATCAAAGAACTTGGTATTCCAACCAGTCACAACATCAGGACATTGGTCGTTCCAGAGAGTCAGGAACTTCTTGCATAGAGTCCACTCATCTTTGCACTTAACATACAATTCATCGCCTTGGGTGACGTAATCACCACAACCAAATACCCATGTTTTACCATTGAGAAATGTAATACAGATAGCTGTAATTGGTTCGTTTGCTTCGTATGGATCAGGGAAACCATTCTCAGAACCCACCTCAATATCGATAATTGCTATCGATACATGGTCTTGGTCCCAATCAACCATCTCTGGATGTTCATCAGCAATGTATGCATACTCATAACGTTCTTGTCCATAGATGATTGGTGCACC